AAGAATGGTCAAACATATCTAACTCCTTGGTTTATGTTATTATAGACTATGGTTATATAGTTAAGATCTTTCGCTATTGTTTTTGGGAATCTTCACATTTCTGGAGATTATACGTTCAATAGCATCTAATCTTTGGCTCTCTGGTCCCTCTTCTTTAATAATTTGTCGCTTTAGTCGCATTAGAGTGGACAAATTCTCAGAATCTAGGGACTCCTTTTTAGGGGAAGGTTTAGCTTTTTCCGCTTCCATCCCTCGTTCATGGTCGGCTTGTTTCCCGCCCTCATCTCTGGCAGCGTCTGCGTCCTTGCCTTGCTGCTCTCTGTCCATATCTTGATCCTTACCCTTCTGAGCCATATCTTCTTGACCCTGCATCTGAGTTTGCTCGTCGGCCATCTGCTCTTCTTTCTCAGCCTTCATAAGCTCCATAGTATGCTGAATCTCTTGATCGGTCATATCGTAGAACTCTTTGTAGATGGTTTCTTTGGGGAATAGGTTTAAGCCAACAACAGCTTGGACAACGCGAGCTTTTTGCTCGTCAATCTCCATCTTACGCTTGGTAAAGACATCACTGCAATCGGGAAGCTGGATCTTCACCTCTTTAATAAGATGAGCAGGGAACCCAACTAACGCTAAGTGCCTACGAGCGATCTGCTCTAAACCAATCTCAGCTTGTTGTTGAACTCTACCGATAACTCTCGCAAACTTAGCATCAAGCTGGGAGAGGTTAGCCTTTCGCTCGGGAGACTTATCTTTTTCAACAATGTAGTCCTTAGGAATCTTAAGAGCAGCCAGAAGTTTATCACGGAAGTAACGAACATCATCAACCTCACCTAAGTTCTGGGCTCCGGGAAGGGTATCAATCTTAGTACCTTGGCTTCCTCTAGTAGGGACATAGAAGTCTTCGTCAGCACTTAAAGGATTATACCGAGAATCAATAGTCCCGGTATTATTGTCGTAGTACTTTTCCTTCTTAAACTTCTCTTTAACCTTTTCAATAAACATCTCAGCTTTCGTAGCTGGCATGTTAGCAACGTCAATGTAGAAGATTCTTCTTTCGGGGGCTCTGGAGAGACGGTAAATGAGCATCGCATCTTCCATCAGCTTTAGAGATCGGAATACTCTAATAGCTAATGCCGCAATCGACTTACCGTATGGGTAGAACGCTGGGTCTGAAGTACGGAGACGGAAGTGGACAATTTGGTTTCTATCTAGCGTAAGGAATTTAGCTCCCGCCATGTTGTCGGCTACGCTGCCGTATGCTGCCCAGTCGTTGCCTTCTGGAATTTCTTGCAAAAAGTCCGTGAGATATCCATACTCGTTTTCTACTCTAATAATAAAGTTAGGATTAAGAACCTTCATCCGCTGTAGACCTTTCTTGGGATTATTAATATCAATAATCGTTTCCATGAAACAGTCTCCATACTTAACCATGTTTCTGATGATATCCCAGTAATCTCTTTCTAAGTGAATCTTAGTAAACATACGGTTTACTTCATCCACTACTAACTGGCTTTCACTAAGAACAGTCCATCGTTTATTCCTTAGGTTCTTCTGGGTAGCGTCATCAGCGTAAATATCAAAAGCTGTGCCGATCTCAGGATAATCATCCATTTCCTCATAGCGAGCATAGCGTTCTCTACGAGTGCGCTCAAGCTCAGGAAGCTGGAGGGAGGTTCTACTTAGGCTACCAAGAGCGGGAAGTTCTCCGGGCTTGACAACATCTGCACTTTGTACGGTATCACCAGCGAGGTTGGCTTGAGGAGTAGCACCATCATCAGCTTGCTTGGCAACATAAGGAGCCGCTTTAGTGGCGAAGAACCTAGCAAGGAATTGACCTAAACGACCAGAGGGGTAGAAGTATGGCCCAATACGACCATCTGCACCACCAGCACCGAACTTGGTATAGCCGATTGCGTCTTCATTCAGCTTATCATCTTTGTTTAATTCATCAGCCATCTTATATCTTCCTCTAATTGTTTATCTTCCCCATCATGAACCACGGCTCGCATAGGCTCAGGGATTTTTTGTTCGTGTTCCTCGGATGCTCTCATTTCCATGGGACCACCATCTGCTAATGTATGTAGTAGAAATACTGTAATAGACAGGCTCATAATTAAATCGTCATGTTTTCCTTCATCTGCGGTGATTTTTCCATTATCATCAATAATAAAGGTTAAAAGCTCATCCACAGTGCGCTTTGAGTTAATTTTTAGAATATTGTTCCGAATATACTCCTCCATTCGAGCCAGAAGTTCTTCCCGATTTCTAGTAGTAACTTGAATTCCGAAGTCATTCTTATCATCGACCCACAGGTTGTCATACTCCATCACATTAAACATCCAATCAATGAGGTTATTACCAATGGTATTTCTTTCAATGATTACGGATGCATTATTATATAGATTAGCTTCGTTAGTTAAAATTTGAGCAAGTTCGTTAATTGGGGTTTTATTTGAATAAAACTCAGCAACCTGCTCTCCCGTATAGGCATTGAAGATATGAAAAGCGGAATTATCTCGTTCTCGGCCCAAACTTACATCTACGCCGATAACATATTCATGCTCAGGGGTTGGTTCCTTCCACACCCGCATTTTGTTATTATACTTCCTCCAAAACTCCTCGTTTTGCTCTTCGACCAGCCTCGTCAGCAAATACCCATCAATATAAGTATCACCCGTACCTAGGAACTCACATTCATACTCCTGTAACCACTGTTTCATAGGCATGTTAGCCCGTGTGGTCTGCTCCCAGTTGTCTACGAAGAGGTCTTTTTTCTCCATTTCTTCGTATAGAGACTCAAACCCACTCATTCGTTTGTATTCGGGGTGTGATTCCCAGTTAATATCAATAGCATTGAAGGAGTTTTCCCCTGCTATGGCCTTGTGATACACATCATAATACCAATTACCAATACCATTAACGGTAGAAAGGACAAAAGCCCTACCTCCTGTGGAGATAATTGGGTATACAGCGGCCCAAATAGTGTCAATGTTTTCAATGAAAGCAGCCTCGTCAATAATGAGGAGTGATCCCGCCAAAGAACGACCTGACTGCTTGCCAGACGGGCGGGATTTAATAGTAGATCCTGTGGAGAGCTTCATCGTGTGCTTGTTATCCTCCACCATCTTAGGTTTAAGGAAGGCAGGAAGCTCTTCATACATAATTTTGATTCTGTCGAGGACTTCGGTAGACTCTGCATCACCCTTTGACAGGATAACCACTTGTTTGTGCTTCTGAAAGACAATCATCCATAGAGAATAGGCGGCTGAGATAGTAGTACACCCTGCCTGACGGAACTTACGAAGAATATTAAATCGGTTATTCTCCAGAGCGTCTAGAATGTCGTGCTGGAATGGATAGAGCTTGAACGGCACCAGCCCTCGAACGGGGTGCGTCACTTTGATATAGTTCGAGATAAAATAAGTAGGGCTATCCTTACACTTCTTAAACTCTTCTACTAGCTCTGATTTCTCCATAAAAAGGTCTCCCTTAATCTATTATAGTATATGCAAATATTCTCAATCACATGTACTAGAGATAAAAGCCTAGGAGATGTACCTAAAAAATTATTCTCTACATTATCTAGCTATGGAGTCCATGTAAAAGTTTTGGCAAACCAAAGTTCTATCTTTGAAGCCTACAAAAAAGGTATGGAGATGTGTGATCCCAAGCCCGAGGACATTGTAATCCTGTGTCATGATGATTTAGAAATCTTAAGCTCTAAAGCAGAGTTCATCGCCGCATTAGCTAAATGCGTAGATAAGAAAACCGGGATTGTAGGGTTAGCAGGTACGGCTAATCTAGGAGAGGACGCAGTATGGTGGAATCAAGAGAGATGGATGCAGGGGTTTCATAGAGGATCAGTAAAGCATCGCAACCCAGAAGTACATGAGACTCACTATGGTCCCCACGGAAGAGTGGTAGCTCTCGATGGATTATTTTTAGCTGCGAGGCGAGAGGTGTGGGAAAAAGTAGGACTAGAGAAGCCTACATACTACAAAGGCAATTGGGATTTTTATGATATCCACTACACCAGTACGGCTCATCAGCTTGGCTATCACAATTTTACCATCCCTATTGATGTTATTCACGATTCTTCAGGAGAACTTGTAGGAAGAGATTCATGGCATCTTAATCGTCAAGCCTTTATCAATAACACGGAACTACCCTTATCATGCTCGAATGGATCTTAGTAAGTTTTGGAATAACCTTTTCTGTCACGCACGGTAAGATTTTTAAAAGGTTGCGAAATAAAGCAGCAGAGAAGCACCA